TCTTTATCTGAGAATGGAGGTAGAGCATGGGGACCATCAAGAGACTGAACGACCAGCAGAAACAGCAGGCACAGGCGGAAGCGGCCATGCCGGGGGCGTATGAGAACCGCTACGACGAAGGGATCCAGAACGCGCTGGCGGGCATGGACAGTGCCAACAGCGCAGGACTGGGCTTTGACAGCCAGAATGGCACCTACCGGGGCGCACTGAGCCGCCTATTTGGCAACGCGGGCGCGGGGGCCAGTGCGGCCGAGCAGGTGGCAAACAGCCTTAGCGGCGGGTACGGCACGGACTGGGCCAAGAGCGCAGCACAGCAGGCGGCGGCCGGGGAGACGGGCCAGACCGCCAACGTGTACGCCCAGGCACGGGCGGATGCCCTGAGCCAGTGGCAGCAGGAACTGGCCGGGCAGGGCACCCAGCTGAATAACCTGCTGAACCAGGACCAGCTTGCGCGCAGCGAGTACGACGGCAGCGTGCAGAACGCGGCGGACTGGCGGAATTACCGGTACGGCCGCACCCAGCAGGCCCGGCAGGAGAACAGCGACTTTTTGAACAACGTGTGGAACGTGATCAAGAATGTAGGCAGCGATGTGGGCAAGGCCTATGATGCCTACATGGGTTACAGCCAGCAGAAGGCAAATGCCATTACACAGGCGAAGGAAGAGTACCGGAACGGCAACGTGGACGGCGCAAAAGCAATCCTGCGAATGTACCGAATGGACGAAAACATGTTTGACAACCTGCAGGGCGTGAGTGACCTGACGGTGCAGCAGAATGCGGCACTGCTTGAGGGATTCAACATGCTGCAGCAGGGTGCGCCGGAGGAGATGATCACACAGTATCTGCAGCCTTACGGGCTGAGCTACGATGTGCTCAAGAACTGGTCCGGCCTGTCGCAGACGGACAAGGACAATCTGGATTACCTGATCAAGGCGGGCGACATTACGGCATCGGGCAACGACAAACTGGGGCAGACCATTGCGAAGGCGGTGGGGTATGGAACGGACAGCATGGACGACTACAGCACCATTGCAAACCGGGTGAACCAGAGCAACCTGAACTATCTGGGCGGACAGCTGGCACTGCAGAACCGGTACAAGACCACCGGCAGAAGCGGCGGAACGGGCCGAAGCACCGGAAGCGGAAACAGCGGACTGAACTACTCCGGCAGCAACGTGACCAGCCTGCTGAAAGAAGCGGCGGG